TTATCTTTTCCACATACGCAGACACCCATATAATCGTTTGAATAACAGTCTCCGTTGCGGTGTTGAATCGCCTTATGCGCCATTTTTAAAGTTGCGATTAACTCGGCGTTGATTGCTCGCAGCCGCTCGTTTTCGGTACAGACTTGCTCAGCGATACTCATAACTTTACTCCTTATGTGCGGATGATACCGCACTCCTTCATTCTGTCTTTGGCCAATCGGCTAGGCTCGTGACTACCGTTGAGCCAGCGGTAGAGCGTTTGCACGCGCACGCCTAGCATATCGGCTAGCCTTTCTTTGCTCACGTCGTGCTCTTTTTCATATCTCGCCAGTTGTTCGGCTATGCTTTGTGTTTTCTTCATGACTGCTATTTAACAAGTGCGATAACACTTGTCAAGCAAACTGTGTAACAAACGTAAATTTATTAAAGGGCAGAATAGCCCTGTTTAGTAGGTTTCAAGGACACGCAGAAAGCGGTCCTGAGCGTAAACGCCGCCTATAGCTAGGAGGTCTGAGACTTTCATTCGAAAAATCAACGATGTTCCTTGTGAGCCAGGTATGACGCCCGACAGAATTCCTTGCGTTGTCTGACCACTGGTAATCAATGTGCCCTTGGCTGTCGGCCAAACGAAGGTCTGCCAAGCGGGTGAAGCTACATTGGACGCATACTCAATAACGTAATTGATAGCGCGAGCGCCTGCGCCACCAGATCCATTATTCCCTAGAGTCACTAACCCCAAAACGTCCAGAAATCCGCCATTGCTGGTATAGCCTACCGTAGCAACGTCTACGTAAACGCCACCCAAACCAGCCGTACAGTTAAGACAATTCACATTGACGAATTGAGCAAATCCGCTATGCACAGGCGTGCCAAGAAATCCGACACTGAGTTCCCAATCGCCGAGATAATTGCGCACGCCACGAGTATTAAAAGGCACCACTTTGAATTGCTCGGTATGCGCACTATCTATCATCACCGTTTCTTCATAGTGCGTACCCAGAATGGGCGCGACAAAGCTATAATCGGCCGACGTATCTATGGTGCGCCGGTACAAATCAAACCCATCGAAGAAACCGCCACGGTGTAAAAGCGTATAGCGGTCCCCTGAGTTCGGCGGATAAGGTGGAAAACCTGCGATAGCCGACTCAAATCCTGGTGTGTAGTAGGCTAAGTGATCCGAGCCTGTCCAATAGTTGATGGTACGCACCGCGCCTTCGTTGCCTTTCGCACCCGGCCCAGGTCCAGCCGAGCCGGTATTCATGCGAAACATATCGCCGTTGAGACTGTATCGCACGGGACAATGCGAACCGCTGAGGACGACATAGGACGTTGCCACTGTACCGAGCTGCCCGCCTTCTTCGAGTGGTGCGGGCACAACGTCTATAGTAAGCAAAGCCGCCAATGTGCCATCAGCGGCCAAGTTATAGTTAACACCGCCCTTGACGCTTAGCGGCTGCGCAGACGGTGCGTTCATATCCCAAAATGTAATCGTGCTAACCAGCGTCGGCGTGATAGGCACCGTGGGCACGTACTCTTGCACGACGAGTGAATGCTTAGCCGTCTGCGGGTCAAAGTTGATACGCTTGACGAAACAAGTGCGGAGATCCTCCGACGTAATACCGATGGCCCAGCGGTCGCCATTCTGCGGCTGAATATTGAATGGATTGCTAGGGCTGACGGTAATGGTGATGATGCTCGGTGCCCCCGCAGGCGGTGTTGTGGCTACGGTGCGCACTTCGGGCGAATCGCTTTGCGTGTGCCACAGATAAAACTCGTAGGTGTAGCCCGAATTGACTGTTATCTCGCGGTCCAGCACAACATTGAACAAATCGCCCTCGAGCACGCGCCCGCCATAGCCCATCTCGAAACCCGTGGTAACAATGCCAACCTTGCACATATCGCCAGGCTCAACGGCCAGCGCCTCAATGCCCGTTGCGAATTGCATCTCGCGCACAGACTGGCGGCGGCGCTGGAGTTGATAGTAGCCTTCGCGCACGGCCTCGGATTCGCGCGTGACGCCAATCAGGCTCAGGTCCACATCCTTGATCGGCTCGTTGCGGCCATAGATCGACGCGCTATCCTGCACGAAGATCGTGTCCATGTTGTAGTCTTGGCCGGCATTCGGAAATGATAGATTGATTTGATTCGGCCGTGTCGGGTCGGGTGTGCCCAGTGTCAATTGAAATGTACCTGGCAAAATATTGCCCGCATGAAAGATTTGACGTATGGGCTGGTCGCCACGGTCTGTGATTATCTTATATTTGCCTTGCGAGTAGATTAGCGCCGAGCGATAAAGCCCAAGCATGTCGTTTACCCACTGGATATGAGGTTTTTTGCGATCCATCACCAAATCAAGACAGTGCTGCGGCTCCATGCCGGCCCGGCCATCGCTTACCTGCGAATCGCAGAGCGTAGCAAAATCAATGAATGACTGAATATTGATAGCCGAAGTTGGGATAAACGGCCCCATGCCGTAAATGCTATTCGTCATGTAATCGAGTACGGCCCATGCGGGATTACGCGTCCACGTAGTCACATATGTCGTCGTGTCGCCATATGCACGCACGTTGCGGCCACGGATTACCGCCGTGATATTCGGCGCCCCGCCTTGAAGTTGATTAGTCGCCACTGCTTTTATGGCGGTCAGAGCCGTACCTGAAAATGTCTGCACATCCTGACCTGACATCTCGGTAATGTTGCGTAGCCAGATGCGGGCAAAGTCGGCGTCACCCTTCATCGCATCGGAGCGCACATGCTGCGCTTCTCCTAAATATGTGAGACGAAGATCCCATGCTGCACGACTAGGAAGATTATACATAGGGGCGTCCCACACCTCACCTTTGTCTGCACCTGAAAATGCACGGTCCTCGGCTGTCGTATAGGTTCCTGCCCCCAGTGGGCTATATTCAACGCGGTAGTAGACAGTCTGCGTTTGCATGCGCGGATTAGTGCCGCCGCGATAAATACCCAATCCACCCAATGCCGCCACTTGTAACTGCACGCGGTCAACCTGATTGCCTACCGTTGAATAGGTAATAGCCAATGATGAAATCTCACGGCCATCGGCAAATGTGTTACGCGATAATTCGAAGCCTAGTATCGGCGATTGGCTTGAATAACCTGCACGCCAATCCCACGAGATATTAAGCGGGTCCGCCGTGCATAACTCCGCATGCCAAATCGAGCCTTCATACTGACCATATGTAATATAATGGTCGTAGGCGCCCTGCGGTGATGAGCCATACCAAGGATCAGTCGCCACGTCAGGACGGTCGGCCCAATATTGATCGGCCGCCGCCTGACAGATAGCCGATTCGGGTAATGGATTATTGAAATTGCTAAACGAAATGCCGTTTACCTTGATACAATTGACGTCGGTAATCGTGCCGCAACCCTCGCCCAACAACATAGACAGCAATTGCTTGTTGGGATTTACAGGATCAACGTCGATCGCCATGCTGATGAGCTGTCCGCCGGCCGCGTGCATACCGTAGACAACAGGCACCGGGCCGCCAGGCGAATAGCTTGTCTTGATGCCGTCCCAACTGTACGTCTGTGTATCTTTAGGGCTATCTAGTTTAGTCGGCTTGGGCCGCGTGACCAGACTGACAATCGTCGATACGACGCTAATAACAGCGGTCGTTACGGCAAGGACGGCACCGATATTGGCCCAAATCCAGCCGAGTAGAGGCACTATCGCTGCGCCCGGCCCAATATCAATATTGACGCGGTCGTTGAATGTCGGCTCTATTTTCTCCCAATCGCCAACCGCAATGCCGTTTAGTTTTACCTGTACGATAAAAGACTTTATCGCTCGGAGATCATCTCGTTGATTAAAGATATAACCGAGCGTTGTTCCGGCCGGCGGCGCCTGGATATGCGCGATTGAAACCTTATTGTCGATAATATCTCTGGCTTCGATAATCACAGTTTAGGGCGCCCCACGGCGATGATTTTATGGGCGTATTTGATCAGCGGTTCGCATACGACACCACCAAAACACGAGCTACAGTGAATGAAATCAGCGCCATTACTGCAGACGATGCCTACGTGATTGACGATACCTGGCAGGATTTCGCTAAACATGACGACATCATACGGCTCAAATTTGGTCGGTGGCGGCTTGTAGATTTTCACATAGTCGGGCCACGCCATGAAAGATGGCGGCCACTCGGCTAAAGACATACCATATTGATTGTTGAGTACGTAGCGAACTAAACCCCAACAATCGAAGGATGCTGGCCCTAAACCTCTTTCTTCATACGGTGTGCCTACGAGGTCGAGCATTGAGGCGTTTCCCAATTCATTCCAATACTTCCGAGTACCGAGCCGTTCCACCGTTGTAGCGATAAAAATCCTCCGCCGCGCTCATCGCCTTTGCCGCTATGCCATGTGTTATGAGACACGTAAAGCGGTTTCCACGGCGTCCAGTGGTCATCGAGTTTAAATGAATGTCCGCCAATCACGATGGTGCCTGAACCCCACAAGGGAAACTCATAGCTATCCACTAGTGGATGCCTGTGTGTTGGCACACTGCCATAAGGATCAAATGTCAGGCGCTCGATTTGAAAATGTCCTAGCGAATAAAGAATCTCTGTTTGCACATTGCGTTGATCTATTTCGGCAGTTTTCGCTTCACAGTCACGCCAATATGTTTGGCCGCGAGATAGCACCCACTTTACTAGTTCGG